AGCAATGGGATACGGCTGACCAGAAGGTTGCCGCATCCATCTCGGTGGCCCGCGAGAACGCCACCAAACCCGAAGTGGTCAAAGCCGAGACAACCGTAGCCTTATCTTACCTCCCGGCGCCTACGCCAGAGGAACTGGCCCTTGCGCGCCAGCGGGCCACCAAGGCTGACCAGAAGGACTACGCCCAGGCTGAAGCCTTTGGTAAGAAACTCCTTGCAACCATTGACACTAACTGGGCAAAGGTTGAGGCCGATTCCGTAGAGGCAAAGCGCGTTTCTGGACTCAAGGACGCACGGATCTCCGAACTTACCAACGAGGTTGAGCGCGTGAAGGCTGAAGCCTCCAAGAACATTTGGACTATCACCGGGGCCGCGCTCGCCGTCATTGGTGGCCTTGCTTGTGCCTTTGCCTCCCCCCGCATTGGCATCCCCATCCTTTTTGCTGGAGCCTTCTGCGGCGCCATTCCCTTTATCATCGACTCCCCTTACTTCGGCTACATCGCTGGTGGTACGCTCCTCGCCGTTGCTGGCCTAGGCGTCTACTGGCTGTGGGATAAAGTTAGGGACTCGGTCAACGCAAATGAGTCCAACCCCAAGTAACCCAGAAGACCTTCAACAGATTGCCAAGGACGGCGTTATGACCGCCGCCCTAGGATCTGCCGCAATGGTCTGCCGCCTTCTTCTTTCCACGGAGCCTGTGACCGCTGGCTGGGTTGTCCGTAGAGTCCTTGCGGCGGCTGTCACCTCGGCCTTCGTTGGCTGGGCTATCGCTGACCAGATCCAAAGTGAATCCCTTCGGTTCGCCTGTGTTGGGGCGGCCGGGTACTGCGCCCCAGAGGTCTTGGACTATGTCCTGCGTTATGCTAGGGCGCTTAAGCCTAAAAGGTGAATAGGTAGACACCAACCACTCTACCAAACGGCCTTGGCGGGTGCTTTCTGTCATTATGACAGGGCAGTTCCTGTGTAAAACAGGGCCGCACCCACCTTTTTGGGCGTAATGATGCCATTGGTGACCATAGCCTTGATAAGGGCGGCGGCTTGATCTTGGTCTAGGCCATAGTCCGTTTCCAGTTCCTTGAGCATAGCCCCCCTGGAGGTACATGGCTTGGAGGCGAAGTGAGCGTACTGCTCCCCAACCTTGAGGAGTTCAAACTTGGAGGACAGGGGAGCAACCTCCCATAGCACCTTGCCCTCGGCGTGGCGCAACTTGATGGACAGGGTAGGCTTGCCGTCAGGCATCCTCATCCCGGCCAACTTGCCGCGCTTGGTCAGGTTGAAAGAGAAGATAGGGTAGTCCTTGGACTCTCTGCGGACATTGATAATCGCCCTCGCCCAGTTTACGAGTTCGGAACTCCCTAGGCCGCTGTATGCCATATCGCTGATGGTCTGGCCGTCGGTAACCTCTTTGGGCTTGGGCTTACCTTCGTGGTGGGTGAAGACGATGATACACCCTGTGTCCTTGAGAATGGGTTGGATGAGGTTACGGAGGAAGTGGGAGGCTACTTCCTGTTTGGATAGATCCCCACCAACATACGAAAGAAGCGGATCGCAGAAGATGACATCAAGTTTCATCCGAACCACAATCTTGCGTACGAGGTCGGCGAAATCCTTACCAGTCTTCGTGGTCTCGGTGAAGAAGCGGAGGTTCTCGCGCAGGAGTACCTTGTCCTCCCTGGACAGGTTCATCGCCGAGGTCACACCTTGGTAGGACTCGGCAAGGTCACCAACATCGCACTCGGCCTGGATGACGCCCACTCGGAGCGCTCGCTTGACCGGGATGCCGAACAACTCACGACCCAGCGCCCAAGAGCAAGCCGTCTGCATCGTGAAGGATGACTTGCCGATACCAGACTGCCCGGTGATGAGCAGGGAGCCGCCACGGCACAGCCAGCGGCCGTGGCCGATCATGTGGTTAGGGTCGTGCTGGGTATCGTAGGTCTCTAGGAAGTCGGTACGCAGTTCGTCAGGGAGGTCTTGGCCGTCCTTCCAGATGACCCAAGAGTCCCAGTCATCGGCGCCCACCTTGAGCGCCAGAACCTTCTGCTCATTCTCCCCACGCATCACGCCGCCCAGGCGAGACCAGCGGGAAGGGTTCTTGTTCTGCGGGTCAGGTTCGTGATCGGTGAGGAAGTCATACACCGTATTACGGCGCTCCTCCCATTGCTCCTTGGTCTCGGCATCTACCTTCACCCAGGCGTGGACGGACTTGCCGCCCGACTCGATGAGCGCCGTGATAGGGAGGTTCGACTGATGGAAGATGGCAATCTGCTCATCGCGGGTCTTCTTATCAAACTCAACAAGTACATGGCGGTAGGCCGAGACAGAGGTATCCGTGCCATTGAAGTCATCTGGCTTAAATGGATTGATGCGAATCCAAGCGCCCTGCTCGGACTGCTGGTAGTGCTTCTTGCCTTTGGCGTCTGGGCTGAAGAAGCGGGTGATCCATTCGGCTCGCGTAAGGAAGTTGCCCTTGCTGGCCGGGAAGTACTTACCGTCATCATTCTGCCCAGCCTCATTGGTGATGCAGACCATCTCGTCATCCTTAAAGGCGGCGAGCAGTAGGTCGGCCGTACCGATAGGCATAGCGCCAAAGGCAATCTCGGCCACACGCTTCGGGTCGAACATCATCCGACCATTAGAGCCAACCGAGCGCTCCTGCTTGCCGAGCCAACCCTTCGGGCGTTCGTGCGGCTTCACATAAGCGTCGTTCAACTTGTGGCGCAGATCCTTCTCTCCCCAGGCTGGGGCGCAATGCGAGAGGTTCCACTCCTGAAGCAGAGACCACGCATCGTCCCAACCTAGTTCAAAACCGTGGGCGAGGATGCTCGCCGCCCGGTAGGTGGCTGGATGTCCACCTTGTCCAGAGACAGCGGGAGGTAGTTTGGCAAGGTAGGCTCTCGCCCCCTTGACTCGGTCTTGGGCTGTCATTGTTGTCTACTTGTAGTAGTTGATCACCAGCGGCAGACAAGCAACATTGTAATCAATCCAATCCCTTGTCGTCTCTTCGCTCCAATCTTCATTGATAGTCATAAAGATTTTGACAAGGTCGTGGAAACTGTAGATGAGCGTTCCATTGGGCATTTTGCCTACGATGGCTTTGTCAAAAGACTTACGAGGTTCAAGCCTCGCTCGTTCTTTCGCTAGTTTTGTTTTTCGCTTCATCTTGGATGGATTCGACAAGTTGGATGCGTTCTCCGATCCACCGGGCGCAAGGGACAGCCCAAGAGTTACCAATGGCCTTATACCGTAGGCCAGCGGGACACTTGTCGGCTGGTTTGCCGTTCCATTCAATCTTGGTGTAGTCGTCCGGGAAGCCCTGAAGCCGCTCACATTCCCGCTCCGTAAGTCTTCGGACGCGCATCTCGTAGTCAGTAGCCTCGAAGATGGCCGTCACCTCTGCGACAGCCTCATCCGAACATCCGCCGCGCGAACCCTTGCAGGTCGTAATCGCGGGGGAGATGGGCTGACCAACGGCGTGTGGCCCCTTGGAGATAAGGGTAGCCATTTGATCTTCCTGCTTGATGTGCGGTTCATAGGCCGCGTTGATGCCTTGGTTATAGGCGGCGCGGTCAATGACCACAGGCTCAATCTGGGGAATCAGCCTTCCGGTGTAGGCGTCTTGGCCGCTGTACGCTCCAGGATGGCTGTCAGCGCAGATTGCTCCGACGCATCGGTGGAGACCATCTTCGTCAACGCCTTTTCCAACATTGCTGGAATCGGCCTTCCCCTTACCTTTGACCGACGAAGAATCCCAGCACAGGCTTTGGGAGTCAAATAGTACTGCGGCGGCAGATTGCCAGTCTCCAGCACGACACGCAACGAGCCAGACACGCCGCCTCCGCTGGGCCACACCGAAGTGGACAGCGTCAATGACCCGATAGGCCCACCCATACCCGATGTCGCCCAGCGCTGTGAGGAGGGCCGCAAAATCTGTTCCTCCGTTAGATGTAAGGACACCGGGGACATTTTCCCAAATGAACCACTTGGGTTTAAGGTGTTCAACAAGTCCAAGGGTGACAAGCGCCAAGTTGCCACGCGGGTCGTCCAATCCCTTTCGGAGTCCTGCTGTGCTGAATGCCTGACATGGGCTTCCAGCGCAAACAAGGTTAACTGATCCTGGGATGAGTCCCCAGTCTTTCCATTTTGTGATGTCGCCATAGTTTTTAGTTGTTGGGTAATGTTTAGCC